CTCCCAGCTGGTTAAACCCAGCACCCGCTTAGGTAGCGGGGACCCAACGACGTTTTAGCGCAACTTCGCCGTGAAGCGCAGATCGCAGAAGATGATCGCGATCTAAGACTAACGGAAGAATTGAAGGCTCCCGTAGCCGTTGAAAGCTTTTCATCAACGCACCGTAGCCATCCAGTTCATCAGTGCGATAAACCGGTGTTGGACACCAAGCCCTAACTTCAAGGCGTTGGAGATTTCCGTTCCATCTTGAAAAAGAACGGAACCCAAGAAATGACTTACGGCCAAGACATGCCGACTCCTCAGGGACGTATGGTAAAAAACCAACGACCTTCTCAACTGACTCATAGAGCAGCTGAGCTGTGTTCCACATTCCTCTCAGATAAAACTGATGGGCAGTGGCACAGTAAGATAAGAGTCGACTGGCTTGCTGCTTGTTCTCAGGCTTTAGTGTTCTGATGTAGGTGGGGGTAACCACACTTCCATCATAGACATCGGCTCCACAAGACTCTCTAAACTTTCCAGTCATGAAAGTCTTACTGTGGTTCACCTTGCAGTTGTACAAACGCAGGTGATCGAGAACAATAGTCGCATATGCCGTGGGGACAATTATGTCATCCCCATAGACATGGACCATGTGTCTGACAGAATTAACGCCAGACCTGGTCACAGGTAAGCTAAGCGCCCTCAGCAGAGCCCCTACACATATAGTGTAGAAGTACATGGACTCTACTGGGAAGCAAAGAGCACTACCCATGGAAGCGAATTTCCTCAGCGGCCCAATTATGGTACCGTCGGGAAGTTCCGCCTTAGTTGAGCGACATGCATCGATAGCATCCCTTAAATCAGGATGTGAATCAAACATGGCCAACGCAAGATCCCGGGGAACCCGGTCACTCGCATCGGAAAGATCAACCGTTGCTAGTGATCCATCACTCGAACCAATCATCGCAAGCTTCTGGTTAATGGACTGATCACGAAAATTTACGTGACCAGCCGTAGGCCAGTTAGATTCGATAAGGTCATAAAGACACTCCCGAATCCCTTGTTGCACATATTGCATGCACACGGGCTCTACAGCGATGATCCTAGGACCTTTCAGAGTCTTCGGGACGAGAACAACCCTAACAGGTTGTTCTTCGTCTTCTGGAATGAACTTAACACCCTCAAGAACCTGCTCGCTGTCAACGGATATGGTATACCCATTGCCAATGATAGGGAAGTAATTCTCGAGGCGTTCATGCCAGCGCAACCACTGGTATTTCCGATTACCGGAAACATGCTCAGCGGTAGCTCCGGGACCGTGTTTAGGAGATAACATGTCAAGGCGTAAATGCCGTAGCATATCACTCCATAACACAAAAGATAGAGCCCTAAAATAGGACTCATCTTCCTCGGAGGGAAGAAACTCTTGAAAGGAAAGCTCCGTTTGAACAAAGCTATCCAGGGACTTGCGCTCCCTTGAGGGGGCGCATGGAATTTCCACTTTCTTGAACGTGAGGCATAACTGCCTAATAACACGAACAAGGTGAGCGGAATCATCTGGTGCAATAAAGTTTTGCTCATACAACCTACCTGTCTCTATGTCGAAGAGTAGACCGAGCATCCCTTTCAGAAAATGGGGGATAGCTCGAAGCTTCTTGAAATTTCTGAAGCTTTTTGGGTCTATAAAACCCGCCTCTAGCGACTTTTCAAAGTCAGCACAGAAAGCGGGAAGGGTAATCGTTAAAAACGAAATCCCCTCACTCTCGACCCGTGACTCTATTGTTTTTAAGTCACGAATATCAGAGACGTCAGCGACGCATGATGCGGTTAGATCTTTATAGATCACGCGCATCAACTTCAGACAGTCACTTTCGTTGCTTTTCAATTTGCCTCCTTAATTGGGGGTCAAAATTCAAGCCACGTCAGTCTGCTAGTGAGACCCAATAATGGATCCCACAACATCACCACAGGGGATTAAGAAGCTCAGCTATTTAGCAGGCTTCTTACTAGAGGATTTCGGTTTTTCGCCTTTAGGGCTAGCAGGACCCTTAGCTATCTCGGCCATTATTTGGCCAAGGAGTTCAGGAGCTGCGTCCGAAACCAGTTTGAACAGTAGGTTCTTCAACTTGCTATTCATACTAGCCTCAACTTTCTTGATTGAGAATTTTATCCTGTGTAGCGCTAAGTACATCCCAGGTTGTAAAGCCTGTGAGTTGGTTTTTCATTTCAGTATTGGAGAAGCCAAAAGCTGGCCGCTCCTCTACCGTCCAGGTAGAGAACGTATCCCAGTCATTGGTACTATCCAATGGATTGGTAACGACCTTTTTCTGGTCCAACCGAGCCATGGATCGAACGCGATCCTTACCAATTGTTTGGTGAGAGATCGTTAAGGTCCATAGGTTATCGCTAGACGACCAAATAGAAGAAGTTCCACTACTTGATCGCTTGTTAAAAGCGATTGGTACAGCGTTAATAGTGATAGTTACGGGTTCAGCAAACGACATGGTTGACCTCAGAAGTTATAAGAGAGTTTAACCACTGGTTGCAGACGACCTTTCTCAAGGGCCAATCTCTTAAGCCAGCAGTAGAATCATCGTGGTTGCTTACGGGTTAACCCTACGGCACCCATGATGGACCATTGCATGGGAGATAAATTCTCCCACTTAAGGCCGAGTCCAAAAGGAGTTTCTGCCACTTTTCGTTGCTTCACGCGAATGGTACGAATAAATTCGACCATGCGTGGACCGGTCCAGAAGTTGAACTCCTGACGGAGAATAATTCTTCTCCTGCGACCGTGCATAAGAAACAGATTCCTGGACACGACTCCATCGAGCTGAGCCGCAACAAGAGAGTCCAAAAACGGACCAACAGTTGCGAACCAGTCGACGAGCCAGGACCAGGGCATTACCTTCCAGAGGACGTACGGATCGATCCTGGCGCCATAAAGCGTTATATAACGCTTTATCAGCATCAAATTAGATGCAAAATCCTGGCGTAAGGTATCGAATTCCGGACGATAGAATCGCCACTCCCCAGACGCCCAAACTTTGATACTATCTCGTAAGAGAATCGAGGAACGGGTGATCCAAGGTTTCGTGGTATCTAATAAGGTCGTAAACAACGGGCTGGTACCTGGTTGAACCAGGTTGCCAAAACCAGTTGCTAACGTAACCTCATTGTCCACGTCCTCAGGTTTGATTACTCCACTCCTATGCTCCCACGTGCTATTGCGACGCTCTAAATCAAGCATCGCCTCACGTGATTGAAGGGTAGCATCAATAAGCTGCTCCACATCATTGAGGAAAGGTTTCCACCCAAACTGGTGGTTGAGAAAGGTACCGGCTGCTTCTGAACTGGTCATATACGGCTGTAAAGATCGCCGATTTGATATGGGATTTAATCCCAACCACAAGGCTTTAAAGTCTGTGGCAGTTTTTGACAGCATATGTGGCATATCCTTTAATTCAATAAGGAATTGTGCCAAATTGGCCTTGCTCAATTTAGGCTTCAATCTAGTTGAAACCTGGGAGTTATATGGATCAGTAGGAAGAACGATTGTTGAACCAGTCAAAAAGGCTGTGTCCTTCAATTGCGTTGGTGTAAAATCCCACCCACCAAAATCGGGTTCGGAAAAACCGCCAACGTATCGCCTGCGAAACGCGCCATCACCATTGTTAAAGGTGTCGCGCGAGTCATAGGTGCCGCTTCCCTGAATAGGTACAGGCAACACTTCGGACTTAACATTCAAAAACGCTCCACCACTCTTATAAGGAGGACCAGGATTTAGTTGGTCCAAAGTAACCTCAATAGAGCGGTAAGTGTTGGCGGGTGTAACATTCTGATCTGCAAACTTTATCCAAGTATTGCCGACCAGTTTGAACCACTCGCCAATTTTAAACTTCCCCGCTATAAGCGGAGAGTTTGGGACGTATCGAATACGCCGTCGTGTAGTCTGATCCATCGGTAATGTTCTCCAATCGCATTAAAGGGTTATCTTCAGAAGACACTGCACCTGAAGTCCAACTCGGTAGGGGCATCACTGCCACGCCGAAGCGTTCCTGACGGACCTAGTAGGAGCCCTGGAAG